CTAATAATGAAGATCTTATAAGATTAGTAAATTTATGGCAATTTAGAGATATCAAAGATATTCCAGCAATTGATAATGATAATTATAAATATTTTAATGAAAATATCGTGAAAACATTAGAACTTAAACTAAATGGAGATGTAAGATTAGGAGCACGTGAATATAGTTATTACAATAAAATTCAACCTTATAATCATCATACTGGAAAACTTCCTAAAGGAGTTATGGTTTATAGTTTTTCGATTAATCCGGAAGATTTTCAACCATCCGGTGCATGTAACTTTTCTAATTTTGAGTCAATAGAACTCTTATTTAAGTTAAATTCTCCATTTGATAACGAAAGTTTAGACAAAAAAAATATTAAATATGACATCACGTTGTATACCACAGCATATAATATTTTAAAAATTGAGAATGGTGAATGTCAACTATTATTTAAAACTTAATCTGTATTTTCTACAAGATCTTGAAAATTATTTAGCTGTTCGTCATTAAAATAATGACACCAATCATCACTTAGAGCAAGTTTGCCATACTTTTCAGGATGAGTTCTAATAATATTATAAATATGTTGAACCCATTGATAATCTTCATCAGATGTTTGAGACGATGTATTATTAGTTAACGCACGTCTTACAGAAATAGTTAGTTCATATGTTGATTGTTGATTACCATTTCTCCATAAACCATTGAAATATTTATAATACAAACTGGGCATATACTTTTTCTTTTCTACAGAAAATGAAGTAATAACTGGATCAAATTTATCTGGCATTTTTTTTAATATTAAAATATGTTATAAATTGTCTCAAATTTATTTTTAATTTCATTACCATAACCAATCTAAAAATATTTATAGGTATATTAATATTTTACCTATAAATATTATAAAACAACTATTCATAATACATTGCCTTTAAAATTTGAAAATATTTATTGAAGTTTCACATTAAAAAAATGAATAATACTGTAAACCATCAACTTTTTGAGAAAATGATTAATTTGTCTATTATTGTAGGAGATTGGTCTCAATGTGTAAATAATATTCAGACACGAAACATTTCTATTTATGATCAAAATAATAACAATTATAGTTTTAATAAAGAACATCTAAATAAACAGGGTATTTTCATTACAGAAAGAGTATCTAATTGTCCCAAAAAGTTTACATGGGACACAGAAAATATTGTTATTCTAGTAAGTATACTTACATTTATGACATGTGTAATTGCTAAATGGTGTCATAGTTTTGGAATGTGCAATGTAACCTTGTGTAAGAAAAAAAATAAGTCCAAAGAAACAAATTCAATATTAGATAAAGACAGCATAGAGATTACTAGCACTACGCCGATGCCTATTCATTCATCTATAAATAATCTCCCCGATTTTCAGATTTTGTAAAATTAGTTTTAATACATTGTAAGCAAAAATAAGAGCCATTCCAAATGCCGTATTAATATAAATAATAGTTGGATAAACGAGTATTTTTTTTATTAATATTTCAAGTAGTAAAAGATAGTTAAATACCAAATGGTCTAAAACAATACATGATAATGTAAAACATTCATAAACCACGTATAAATAAAATAGGGATACAACAAAATTTGACATATAACTATTTAAATCTTATCATTTAAATAGATATATGATTTGGTTATGTTTGATTTGTAACAAAGAAAATAAAATTACTGAGGAAGATTACGATGATACAAAAAAAGCCAGATACTGTGGATTATGTCGAAATTTAGATGCACTTTGTTATACTCCATTTAATAGAAGAGATTATTTATTAGGTCAATATTTAAAAATAAATGAAAAAATTGATGAACTTGTTCCTTCTAATGAAATATATCCAAAAATAGATATTACTTTTCCCTTTTTAGACCAATTTATTCTTGATGAAAATTCAATATATTCATATTATAATCCTTCTAAGGAATCTGCTTTAAGACATATAAAATATCGCATATATTACAACAGTGTAAATTGTTGGAAAAAACATAGAAGAAAGATATGTAAAAAAAAATATAAAAGACTCTTGAAAACCAAATTTTCAACAGTTTTACCAATTAGACCAGTTTCATCTATATTAGACTTTATTTAGTTACATTTAGATTCAACATATTTAGATAAATACTCACAATCATGGACATATTGTTCATTACATTGTGAAAGTTGTTTTCTTAAAATCTCACATTCATTAGATCTATTGTATAATGGTATTGGTTCTAATATAGGTGTAGGGGCAGGCTGACTATTACCAAATCCTCCAAACATTTCACGTGCGATTTGACTTCCTGCTCCAAATGAAAATCCCTGAAACATATTTCCTAAAAATGATTGACCTAATCCATTTCCTTGTTGAGTTGGATTATTTGGAGTTTTAGCAGGGGGCGGTGGCATTTTTTTGGATGCCGTGTTGTATGTACGTTTATTTCGTGGCTTGTATCCTCGAGGCATATATATATATAAAATACTTTATTTTTATATATTTATTTTGTAATTAATCTATAGTTACCACATAACAAGACGTTCGTTTTCAGATAAATACATATTATCACCTTCTTTAACATCAAAAGCTTTATAAAATTCATTACAGTTTTTAACAAGATTGCCTCTAAAATCGCAAGGGGCATGAGGATCACAACTTAGTAACATTAGTTTACGATCATGTTTAATGTTTAATTTCCAAATATTTGCCCATGATTTGAAAAAAACTCTATACGTTGATTGAACTTGTTTATTTTCATATTCAGTATTGTTAAGAAGATGTTTTGATAATACTTTTAATGCCAAACTTAATCCTCCTAAATCTGCTAAATTTTCACCCATAGTTAATTCAGGATTCATTTTATGAACATTTGATTCTTTGTCTACTTTGCTTGACGGTGCAATATATTTATAATCTGCTGCAATATTTTTAACTTTATCACATTTAAGATTAAACAATTTTACATCATCTTCTGTCCACCAATTATTAAGATTACCATCTGAGTCGAATTTACGACCCTGATCATCAAAGCCATGTGTAATTTCATGTGCGATAACCGCTCCTATGCCTCCTAGATTAGCTGCTAATATAATATCATCTTTAGGAGTTATATTTAATTCATTATTATTATCTAAATATGATTCAATTGAATCTACCGATTTATGGTAGAAAGGAGGTTGTAAAATAGCTGCTGGAAATACGATTTCATTTAGTGTAGGACTATAGTAAGCATTAACAGTTTGTGGTGTCATATGCCATTCATTTTTATCAACCTTACTATTAATCTTATCATAAAATTCTACCTGTAATGCCCATTTTTTTGATTCTTTAAGAATATGATATAGTGACATATTAGGTAGTATATTCAGCTTACTATAATCTTTCCAATTATTTGGGTAACCTATTTTAAATGAAAATTTACTTAATTTATGAAGCGCCTCTTTTTTGGTAGGAATTGTTAACCAATCATTATTTTCAAGTGATTCTTTCATTATTGATAAAACACTTTCGATCATATTTTCTATGGTAGCTTTATCCTCTTGTGAAAAGTATTTTTCAACATAAATTTTACCCATCATTTCGCCGGCCAATTGATTAACGATTCCTATATTTCTTTTATCTTCAGGATTTTTTTTACTCTGCCCATTCATTTTTCTTTGATAAAAGTCAAAAAATTCATCATCTAATTCTTTAGAGCTTATACTATAAAATGATTTGATAATTTTATATGTTAAAAAACTATTATACTCTCTTAAATTTTTAGGTTCAAAAATTAAGTCAAGGCATCTTCTTATTGAATCTCCATCATAAACTGTAATATGTTCTGTTTTTGGTTTATTTTCATCTAACGAATTAAAATTTTTGTCTTTATTAGTTTTTAATATTTGTCTAAAATTAAATAATTTATAAAGCCTTTCAAAAAATACTTCTCCTGAAGCAACTTGTTCCATATTTAATACAAAATTTTTATCATCGTCTTCATAGTTATCATGTTTTATATCTAATGTTTTGATGTTATTAATATTTTTGTATAGTTCCACTAAATCTGTATTAGTATAATATTCATCGTATCTTCGCGATTGTTCTGGTTTCATAGTGTATTTAGCTATCTTTGTCTCAAAATTAACAATATTATCAACAAAATTGACATCTAATTTAATATCTGTATTTTTTTCGATAAGCGTCTTAACATTATTAAGATGTGTTTTAAACATACTAAACTTATCTGAGTATGAATCTTCTAAATAATAATCCCGTGTAGGTAAAGATAAACCGCATGTGCTTAGATCGAGGACAATGTTGTTAGTTACTAATAAATCACTTCCTTTGTCAAAATCTAATACATTTCCTATTCCTGTTTCTTGACTATAATGTAAATAATCCGCGATATTATTTAGATGGACCGAAGTGTGATTTTTTAGAACTGTATGGTCTATATATCTATTGAGAATATTTATTTCATTTACAATAGGTGTATAATCAGATTCATTTTGTGACCATTTTTTAAATCTTTCTGATGAAGCATTCCAAATTGATACTATTTTTTGTTGTTCTGGGTTCAAATCGTATATATTCTTTGAAGTCATATTTTTAACCATACTTATTTGATTTTTAAGACCATCGTCATGTAATTTTGTAAATCCACCCCAAGAAGAATAATCATCTGGAATACTGTTCATTGGATTATCTAACCATTCTTGATTTACATAGGAATAAAAGTCATTTGCTGGCGATAATTTATCATAGCATAATTCTTTTGTATTTTCAAATATTGTTGACATATAATCATTGATATACTCTTATCTTTAAACAATTTGCTAATGTTTAAAAATACTTACAATATAGTGTTATTAAGCTATCATAGGAGCGAAGATAGCACCTTGATTTCTATAATTTTCAATTACAAAATCATCTAATTTATAATCTTCAATATTTTTCTTGGGTAAACCAAGTATTCTTAAATTAGGAAAATCGCACGGTGTTCTGGCTAATTGTTTATTAACAGCATCAATATGCTCTCCATATACATGCGCGTCACCTATATTAATAATAACTTTATCTGGCTTACACCCTGTCATATGGCATAAAATATATGTCAAGGCTGATGTTGATGCGATATTAAATGGAATTCCTAAAAACATATCTCCAGACCGTTGATACATTTGGCATGATAAATGTTTACAACCCTCGCTATCAATTCTTACATAAAATTGATACAAAACATGACATGGTGGAAGACACATTTCATCTAATTGAGTTGGGTTCCAAGCACTCATTATCATACGGCGTGAAGTAGGATCATTATTAATTTGGTCAATAATTGATTGAAGCTGATCGACACCGTCTCCTTTATGAGATATATCCATACCTTTATATTTAGCATTAAAATTTCTCCACTGAAAGCCGTAAATTGGTCCACAATCTCCTTCTTCGTAGTGAGTTAGTCCTCTTGAATCTAAAAATTCCCGCGAAGAATTACCATCCCAAATTTTTACCTTATCTTTATGCAAATCATTAGCATTAGTATTAGCATTTAAAAACCACAATAATTCTTTAATAACCCCATTCCAATATACTCTTTTGGTGGTTAAGAGAGGAAAACTATTAGATATATCAAAACTCATATTTACACCAAATTTAGATATGGTTTTTGAATTTCTTGTTTCACGTATACTTCCATTACGAAGAACATCCGATAATGCGTTAAGATATGAATATTCATTATCAGTAACTTTAGGCTTATCAATTATTTCATCGATTTTAACAAGAGAATCGTTAATACCTATCATATTTTTCAAACTATTGAGATAATTTTGTGATAATAAATTACTTTTAGGATTTTGGTATATTGTATAAGTAAAATCAAGATTTAATGCTTCCTTGGTTTCAACTAATTTTGAAGGTTGATTATAATGTTTATGGCTGTAAGTTTTTTCAAAAATATCCTTATAATTAGGAAAGTAAGTATCAGCTTTTGAATAAGCATGATTATTTATCTGGGAAATTATTAAATAATCGAGTAAATTATTGTTAATAAAATATTGATAAACAGAGGTTCCTCCACAAACAAACATATTATTAAAATCCTTATTGTTGTTTTTTTCAAATTCAAGAATATCATTAATTGATAAAAAGTATTTTAGATTTAAATCGTTGTTCATTTCGTTAAGATAATCTGCATTAGTGCTTAAAATACAATTAAATCGATCTTTAAGAGGCCTTGAATTCATTGAGCGAAATGTATTATTTCCCATTACAACAATATTAGGTCTATTAGACGAAGTCGTTTGATTGGTTATTTCTTTAAAAATTTTAAGTTCACTTGGTATGGAATATAGTAGCTTATTTTTATATCCCAACGCATTAATATGGTTTATACAAGCAATACCAATTTTTTTCATAGATATAAATTTTATCCTTTTTATCTTTATATAATTTATATGGGATTAGTGAAAGCTATTATTATTCTAACTATAAGTATCATAGTTTCGGAAATGTTTCTTCGTGTATTAGATAAAAATAAGACAAAACCTGGTATCAAACAAATTAAACCATATCTTAGTAATAGGGGATATATTATGGTTATACTGATGACAATACTAATAACACTAATGTAAATAGGTATAGTAATATTATACATATTTATTCACTTTTAGAAATTTGTAAAATGCCCTGTATTTTTTTTACTCTGACATTAAGTTTTTCAATTGAAATGTCAAGTGATGATATGGTAGCGACATCTCTGGTATAAGTTTGTTTTAAATTATTAAGACCTGAAATAGCATTGCGAATCTCATTAATAAAATCTAGTAAAATTGTCGAATTTTCTTCATGAAATATAGCATTTTTATTAGCAATATTTGTATAGTATGTATTTTTAACATCAGAATAACCATCTGTAACTTCACTTGAATATACACTATCTATAGTCTTAAATACTTGGGATATAAAATCTTCAATTGCCTTAATAGTGGGTTTTCTACCTTCGCTCGTCCACCATCTTACTAAAGGCTGCGTATAACTCCATTCATCTATGCAGAATTTATTACTTTCAGTATCAAAACATAATTTATCTCCTACTTTAATTTGTGAAAGAATTTTAAGATTAGTTTGGCAATAATCAATCTGCCTATCTATTTCGGAGCTACTTAATCCATTGTTGTTTTTATTTTGAGCATTAGAATTATCATGATCAGACATATATTGTATACATACCTTTTTATCTTTAATTAATTTTCTGTTTTTTAAAAGATAAAAATTAATTTGTAATAATTTTATTTTCACAGCGATTATACTAAATATAAATATATGTAAATGAACTATTCAATTATCGAATATCTTTCTAATAATAATATAGGCATTTGTGATTATTTACTTCCTTCTGATATAATTAGTCTTGAACAAGTGAATACCACTTTTAACAGAGACACTCCCGATTCTTATTGGCTCTTAATAATAAAAAAACTCTATTTGGCTGAAGAAATTATAAAAAATAATAAATATTTTATGATTAAAGTAAGCGATACACATAAGATTGCAATAGATAATACAATTAATTTAAAAAGGCTTTCATATTTTCTTGAAAATACAAGCTAAAATACAAGCTAAAATTACTGTATTTTATTATTAAATTAATTCTATTAATATTATTAATCTGAATATAAATAATAGCAATCGGGGTAATCAAATCCTCGTGCTTCCTCTAGTAGACCCGCTGGTACCATATAGTAATCTTCGCCATCGACACCATCGTGATTTACTAAATCATTATCGAGATTTGTCGTGCCTCCTTCCCTATTTTCCTTTAGTTCACAAAGTCCACATAGATGAACAGGAAAATTACCCTGACTTTCATGGTAAGGAATATGATAAATATTTAAACCATTGCTTTCCGCGGCTCTTATATAACACTTTCGTGCAGCCCCAATATTATGAGAAGCATTAAAAATTTTAAAGCTTGTAAATCGTAAATTCGTTATAAATATATTTATAATAGAACTCAGCATGGGTTGACAAATTCCTTGACCCTGGCAATCTGTTGAAACTTCTAAATAATCAATATATATAAAATTTACTCCTTCATACTCACCACTATTACTTGTTTTATTTGTAGCAATTATATATCCAACAATTGCTGGAGCCTCGCTTTGATATGTCCAACTTGGATCAATTAATATCATAGAATAACACCCTGCCTTTTTTGGTAAGATAACTTCACATTTTTTCATAGAATTTAAAACATTTCCGCTGCCCCGAGATGTGAACCTCCATTTGTTACTATCTGACAAATATGAGTTATTACTTTTAACTATTTCTTCACATACATATAAATCTTTATTTTTACTTTCATTATTCCAATTAGCACCATTTAGAAATAATCCTACATATTCTTTACCATATTTATCTCTAATTGATATTTTGTTTTTTTTATAAGCATTGGTTCTATAAATATTTCGCCAATCTCGTGCATGAATTTGATTAACACCTCCTTGTTGAGAGACATTAAGTAAAGTTTTATATTTTTCTAATACCTTTTTCCCTGTTCTACTGTTAGTATTTACGGTTCTATTAGTTTCTGGATTAACAATTTGATTGTAATCATAATTACTTGTAGAATTACTCATTATATATATATATATCTTATAAAACAATATATTTTCTTAAAATTGTAAGTAAATATTTAAAATTTTACAATTTCACGCAGAAACAATTTTAATTTTTTTTAAATTACCCTTCTTTAACTATAAAAATAACATATTTAACATATTTATTAACATTGTTGATAAATACTTAAAAATAAACCATTATTAATAAGCATAACAATGAGCGAACAAACAACAACCCCCGAAACTACTACTACTCCTGAAACCGAATCTACTGTAAAACAGATGCTTGAAGCACTTCTTGAAATTTCTGCCCAACAGGCACAACAAACCCGCGAGATGCATCGCAACCTTAAAAAATTGAGCACCGAAGTTGACCGCGAACAACGTCGCCTTCAGCGCAGTAGCAAACCACGCAGGACTGTCCGTCAACGCCCTGTAAAAGTAAATGCTGCTATGAAAAAATTCCTTGAGAAACAAGAAGTTGTTGCCGAGGATGGTGGTTACACTCGTCAATCGATGATGAAAGCTGTATCTGCTTACATCAAATCGAAAGAACTTCAAATTGCTGAAAACCGTAAATCATGGAAAGCCGACAAAGAACTTGTAAAACTCTTTGGACTTGAAGCTAAAGAAACTTACACTTTCATGAACATTAACGGTCTTCTTAGCCGCGTAGTTGAGAAATCTGCTTAATTAAACTATTAAATACCTTTAAAATAGACTATTAATTATAAATAAAAATTATTTATATTTAATTACAAAGTTACTAAATGATTATCACTATAATACACGTTTGTATTGTAATAATGATCCCCTGAAAATTCATCACTTAATGCGTTAAGTTGATTCTTATATATTCTTTTTTTTCTTTTGTAGTATAAAGCCATTAAAACAATCGAACCTTCACATATACCTCCGATTAAATAATTACTAATCACTAAAAAGTTTTGTTTCATTATAACTGATTGGTAAAATATTGTAACAAAGCATCCAAACGAATGTATAGATAATGCTACCAAAGAAAGAGCATGTGCTGATTTTAATTCATATGTTTTAATTATTTGAGGTATCCACATAACAACACTTAAGATCGCACTTATTATATTAAATATTTCTCCACAAAGTGTAATAGAATGGTCTCCACCTAATGTATTTATGATTAAGGATATTGTAGTAATCGCAATTGAAAAAAATAAATTATATCTGCCACGTCTATATATACTAAGTCTTTTCAGGTAAGTGCTAACTAAAATTGAATCATCTTTTCCCGCCAGAGTAACAAGACTATATTCACCTGAAACATAAGATAAATAGAACCAATAAAGTGCTATCATGCATAAAAAAGGTGAACATAACTGAACTATAGGTATCCAGGTATCATAACAATTATTATTTTTTTTACAATCATGAATACGCTTATAGTCTTGCTGTATTGTTCCTAATACATTAAAAAGACAGCTATAAACTCCAAATATAATTGATTTTTCACTGACACCTTTTGTAGTTTTTGACTTATATATTTTATAATATTGAGGGGTGTAAGATAAAAGAGTTCCTAATATTAAACCCCAAACCATTACATTTCCTATAATTGACATAGATTTATTATCTGTATCAGTTGAATTATTTGCGTTGACCATTTTATACGAGTAATGACTGTATTGATCCGTAAAAGACATGTTATTAATAATTAATAACGAACCTTTAAGCTATTAGTTTATATTTATCACACACTCACTAGGTAATATATTAGGCATTGAATAGTTGTATGTGTAATAGTAAACTCTTGAATTTCTTTTATATTCATTATCTTTTATGTATTTAATATTACTTCCGATTGCTGATATACATATATAATTATACCCATTAGATTTAAGATAATTAGATAGTTGTTCATCTATTTCTTTAAGATATCTTAATTCTCCTAATACTAAATCTATTTCAAAACAATTAAGTATATTACCATCAAGCTTATATATGGTCTTCTTTCCTATTATAATTGTTTTATAGCCGTTAGGATTGTCAATTATATAGTAATCCATAACAGACTTACCTAAAAATAAGTCAAAAAATTCTTTTTTGGTGTATAAACATTTTACCGTGTAACGCTTAAGAAGTAAATTAGTATAATCGTAATATTTATAAAAATTAAACGGAGTCAACTTTTTAATTTTATTTGTAGTTTTAGGATTAAGTTTTCTAATATCTTTAATGTGATAATTAGTAGATATAAAATAATTATATGGTAATCTGCTGAAATCCTTTTTAAACATTATAGGTTGTTTTCTATGATTTACTCTTATAATTGACGCGATTAAAATGGTTGCCATATAATTATCTCTATATTTTTCATGAATACATAGATAATCTACATACCTAAATTTAACTAATTTTTGATTTAAGTAGACAAGTATTGGGTTGGAATGAATAAAACCTATAATTTTTTTATTCTCAAGCAAAACAATATTATGAGCATTTTTCTTCTTTAAAGAGTAATCTAAGTATTTAGTATTTACATTGTAATAATTAGAAAAATTATCTTGTAAAAAATCTTTAATTTGATCAATGGGATAATTATTAAGTATTATTTTTTGATTTGATTTAAGTTTAATGCTGAAAACTGGCGCTTTGGAAATAATACCAGTATGTCCTTTCATACTTGGTCTCATTACAGGCTGTTTATCCCAAAATGGATTTTTAATTTTATATTTTATTAGTATTACAAGTATAACTATTGATATAATGATAGATGTATAGTGTGGAATTGTAATATTTTTTATATCAATCATTATATGATATTACATAAATTTTAGATAAAATAAACCTAATTGAATCTATTTATATTCTTTCCAGCTCTGCACATTTTTTAGATCTCCTTCAATGTCATGTGTTTCTAAAGTCATTGGAACACCCAGCTTCTTAGCAATTTTAAATACTTCTTTTAAACCAGATATACTTCCACCCTCTTTTTTCCCAATAAATCCTTCTCCTATATCATCATGTCTATCTACATGACTCGCAAATCGTTTATCACTATCATTAAAATGAATTAATACTAATTTATCTAATCCAATACAATTATCAAATAGTTTAAAGAATGCTTTTACCTTTTGAGAAGTCCTCATATCATAACCTGCTACAAATACATGACATGTATCAATACAAAATCCAATTTTTTCTTTTTCTTTTTTAGTAAATCTTTCATAGAATTTACCCAGGTCTTCTATTTTATATAGAAGTTCAGTTCCTTGACCACAAGAAGTTTCAAGAATTAATTTTGAATCTCCTTTATACTCACTTAGTATGTTTTTAATATTCTTTTCCATGTTATTGAGTGCTTCTTCTTCAGTTAGTTTTATCTTTTTACCCATATGAACTACAGAACCTATTCCATCCAATTTATTAACAAATTCTAAATCATTTTTTAAAGCATCCGCTACGTATTTTTCATTTACAGGATCTTTGGCAAGATTAATTAAGTAAGGGCTATGGGATACCACCTGTATATCATGATGTTTAAGTCTATCTCTGGCTTTATCTACCGCTTCTAAATTTTTTTTTGAAATTCCTCTAAAGCTTTGAGGAGATTGGGAAAAAATCTGCATAACTTTACATCCTAATTCATTTGCTCTATCAACTGCTTTAACTAATCCTTTACTTATAGAAATATGTGCTCCAAAAATTACTGACATTATAATTATTAATATAAATTATTTTTAATTTAAGAATTTGTTAAATTACATAAGTAATGTATCTTGTTTATGTAATTATATGCGATAATCTATCATATGTAGGCATGACTAATGATTTTCTGAATAGATGGATGCAACATAATGGTTTAATAAGTGGTGGGGCTAAATATACTAAAAAGAAATGTAATTGGTATCCTATATGTATAATAGATGGCTTCAAAAATAAGTCCGAGGCAATGCAGTGTGAATGGAAACTTAAAAGTAGGAAACCAAAATTATCCAGAAAATTTAAAGGTGGAAAAGGCAGAATAGAATATTTAAATTTACTTCTTAAAGATGATAAATGGACCTCTAAATCACCTAATATTAATAGTCAAAATCTAACAATATTTGTAGATGATGAATATAATAATCTTATAGACTATAAAAGTAAAGCATCACTATATTGGAAATAATAAATCTATACTATAATAATGAAAAGAGTAGCAAATCAAATTGCGGGCGCTATCAATAAATATAAATTACGTATTAAATGCGCAAATTTCAATACAACAACCTCTGAATGCTTCGAAGAAATATATAAAGTATGTTATGTATACTGGAATAAGTGTCATGAAAAATATAAAAGAACACATAAAGAATCCGATAGACAAGAAGCTGAATATACATTTATGGTAGATATTACGGAAATTATTGAAATCCTAAGACCATTATTTATGGTTAATGTTTATCAACTTAGTGATAGATGGTTAAATAAGCTTGATAAAAAAAGAGCGGATGTTATTGGCTCTTTACCATCTCCTATGTATTTTAACTTTTTACTACATACAGTTAAGTATAAATTATGTAAACCTAATATAAGTAGTAACTTTAATAAATTTTTAGAGATATTATTTACTTCAGGTTTAGAAGAAAACAATGTTACTGGTGTAGTTCCTCTTAATCTCGAAGACCCTTCTGAAAACGAAGTATATGATATGAAAGTCTCACATGCGACAAATAGAGAACCTGCCATTTCAAACTCAGATATAGTCAGTATGGTTATTAGTTGCCGGGAGTAAATGTTTCGCCACATCCACACTGTCCTGCTGCATTGGGATTTATAAAAGTTAATCCGCCACCCATAGGTGATTCTTCCCATACAATCTCTGTGCCTATAAGATACATAAGACTTCTGTGACAGACTTGTATATTGAGATCATCAATTTTTATGGTTTCATCGTGCTTATGCGGTTCTTCATTAACTGGTTTTATATTATATTTAAGACCATTACATCCACCTGCTTTAACACCTATTAATAATGCTTTACACTTGTTTTGTTTTACTACATTTTTTAAATGACTTACTGTTTTTTGACAGAATGATAATATAGGTTTAGACATCTATATTATACTTCCATATATGTTTTACTCTGGAACAATGTTAAATAATACTTATTACATTTAAGTGAATGTAGGTTTGATTGTTTAAATTGCTCATTGGTTAGACAAGGGACTGGATATGTTATTTTGGGTAAAGGATTAATTATAAATAATACAGCCATTATAATTAGGTTTGATTTAGATTTTTTTGTTCCTCTCGAATAGCCTGTTATAAATAATTTATATAATTTTTCTATATAGGTTTTATTATTTTTATCAGAAAAATACAATATAATCGACCATACTATCCAAATAAAATCTCTATGATACTTACTATCTACACCTTCTATATCTCGAACATCTACAAGTAAGTTTTTGTTATGGTATATTTTTTCATATTCTATTAACCATGCCAGCCAATAAATTATCTTCTGTTCTCTATCCAAGAGTTTTTTATCATCGAGATAATGGCATATTTCTGAAAGAGGAATTATTATTTCTTTCGGTTCTTTCTTACTTACAAATAAACCTACTACTTTAAGGTTTTTACTTACCAAACCTTTTTTATGTGTTTCCATATCAAAATCAACTGCTGGTATTTTAGGTAATTTAAGTAGTTTTCTTTGATTACACATTAACAATAGCGGTGTAAAAAAACAAAGAAAATTTCTTATACGCATATCATTAACTAGTAATATTGGTTGCTTTGATTTAGTTTTACAGTCATATGCTCCATTATAATATTTACTAAACAGATAAATATAATCTATACATTGTGGTTGAGCCATATTTATTTCAGAATAATAATAATTAAACAATTTTTTTAATACAAAGTCAATATGTCCAGAACAATGTAATTCAATCGCAGAATGTATAGTATCTGTTACTTTTCTATTAGTAAGTCCTGTTGTAAGTTTTTTTACTACATCTTTTTTTTCTTTATCAAGGAGTGTCCTTGATTTATTTATTTTAATAGGGTCAAACGTAGATATAAATTGTTTAGATAAATTCTTATTCATACTATTACTACTATAAGTTTTAAAAATTTTTTCCCCAGATATTATGTTTTTATAAAAATAATTATAAAAATTTAATTAAAGAGATTCATTGACTTTACCGGTTTCAGCCTCTCCTTCACTTTTTTTAGTAAGTCTGGCCCATTGCTCTTTTGTCCAAGCACCAATAATATCTCTATGCCAATATGCTAGAACAGAAGCATAAACAATAACGGCAGTTCCTACACTCTTAGTAACTGCATCAGAAGATGGTGAATTATCTCTTACATCACGTTTTAGATTTTCCCAAGAAAATGCCATATATAATATATAAAAGATTAAATTAACAAAATTTAAACAAGCAAAATTTAATTATTAGTAAAAAATACTAGATAAATTACTTATACCTTTTGTTACGTTATTTTTCATATAAAATGCGGTTTCAGTTGCTTTGTTCATTAAGTCTGTTGAAGTATCTGATAAACTTGAAGCTGAATCAGACGCAGATTTATATTGTTTATGAAAATAGTCAATTACTCCTTCTGAATAAGTATTGGAATTATTGTCGAGCTTTGTATTAAATTGATGTTCTGCCTCTCTATAGTTTTCTCCTGGCATAAATCTTTGAATAATATGTTCTTTTATACTCTTTTCATTTATATTTTCATCTACTGTAGGAACATATTCAGTTAGACTCATAAGTAGTACATAAAAAATTGGAGCATGTCTTCTTAAACAATTATATGCTATCCCACAGTATTCTTTAAATTTTCTATAGTGTTGAGAATTCATTCCGCCCATGGCATCAATCATTTCAGGAGTAAGTCTTATCTCGGGAGCAATTGGTTTAGGATCCTTACCTAATATATAACCAAAATCAATATGAAATAAAAGTCCATCATTAGTAATCATTATATTATCTAAATGCCTATCTCCTATACCTAATAAATAAGTTATTACACAATATACGGCACACGACTTTGATAATCTTTCTCTTAATTTGTTAATATCCATATCTGGATTTTTTTCAAGTATAAAGTTTTGTATTGAAAATTTCAATACCTCTCTTATATGATATAGTGTAGTAGAATTAGGCACAAATTCTATATAACCATACTCATTTGATATAGGTAAAATATTATAAATAGTTATAAACATATCAAGATCTTCTTCTTTTTTTAGGAAATAATCCATTAATTTAATAATTTTCATAACAATCTCCTCTTTTCTGATATCTTCCTTTTTAAGCATAATATTAAATATCTTATCGTTATCATATTTACAAGGTAATATAATCGGTTTAGTTTTTGAATCGATAGTTCGAATTTTAGTGATATCAATTGAATTGAACGATTTATTAAAATTTATAGGTAAATAAAAGGCATTATCATTAAAATCGTATGAACTCAAATGATGTGATAGTTTATTAACTAAATTATCTCCAGAGCTATTTGCCAGTTGTATTAAATTAGATGTAAAATCATATCCGTTTTGAAAAAGCCTATAATCATTTTTTGATAATTTTTTAACAAGACTATTTCTTAACTTTGTATAATAATTATGACTACTTGGATTAGCTATACATTGTGTTATTGTCCAAAAAAGCTGATTACTAAGAGGAACATTATCAACTGTTTTTTCAAATAAAAAATGTTCAATATCACCACAAATTAAACTATAATTCTTGTAAAAGGACAACAAATTAACAATGTATGATAAATAACAGGTTAATTCTGTTTCTGATATTAGATTTAATTCCTTTATTAAGAATCTAATTAGTGGAGAATAGGTGTATTTTTTAGAAAGGATTATAATTATATCTTCAGCCTGTAAATTTTTACAACACGACCGTGTGCACATCATTTCCCAACAATTAACTGTGCCTCTTTTTTTTGTCAAAGAATTTAAAACATGGTGTCTTTGTTCACTAAGGTCGTCATTGTTCCAATCAATACTTAATATTAGTTGGAGCATCCACTTTGAATGACCATAAATATTATTAATGTTATTATAAAGAATATTCCTTTCTTTTTTTGTAAATTCATGGTCAGAAAAATAATATTGTATCTCTCTAAAATACGAAAAGTAATATTTAGCAATTTTATTCCATGATTTACACACACACGCTATATTTTTGTAATCAAGTATGTCCAACTCAAGCATATCAAAGATTTTAATCGTTTTATTAAGTTCCGATAATTCAAATATCTTATTGAAACACTTTTTACATACCCTATCCGATGAATGGTTTAAATTAAAATATTCAAGATAAGTCTTGTAATCCATAAAATTATTTTCTTTAGGAACTGTTCGTATATTATCAGGTATTTCAATAAAATAATCAGAACATTTATAACAAAAAATTTTACCACAATTTCTACAATGATGTTTCCTATTTAACATGGAGAATCCAGTTCTACAATCATTACATTTAGTTACATTTTCATCAGGAACCCATTGATAAATTTTACGCTCATCGATATTAAATGATTTTAATGGAAGAGGGGTGTAACCATTAATATCTGCTTCTACTGTATTATCCTTAATATCCTTATCAATTAACATCGATATTGACAGTTCATTAGAGCTGTTATCCATTACATAATATAAACAATTAATTTTTAAGTTTAAGTCATATTATGTTAAATAATTAGTTTTATAAATTTGATAAATTATATATGAATTAATCATTAATAATTTCCAATGATCAAAAAGATTTTTACAGAACCTAATGGGGAGCAGTCAATATTTATATATATGCCAAAGTTATTTTGTAATCAAAAAGCTAATGATATTCATTCTTGGTTAAATAAAAAAGAATATAGGGAAGCTTATACTCACTGGAATGATTCATGTATTAGGGAACAGCTTTGGATCCAAGAAGAGCAGAAATATTTTTGTAAATCCTGGTCTAAAAAATATCATCGGTGGGAATCTGATAAGTATGATAATACATTAGAGAATCTTCAAAATGAAATACAAAAAAGTATTGACCAACTGGATATTTATAATGAAACTATAAGAAAACCAGAAATTAACAGTGTTTTAATTAATAGATATAGAAGTGAAAATGATACTATAAAAGCTCATAGAGATACTCCTATAACCTTCGGAGAATATCCTACTATTGTTGGACTTTCAATAGGTGATACAAGAAAATTATGTGTCAAAAAGTTGATTTATGATAGTAATAATCCTAATCTATTTGTATATGATAATGATAATACTGATGAAAACTTTGATATTCAACTTGAAAATGGTTCACTGTTTATAATGGCAGGGGCTTCGCAAAAATACTTTAGCCATGAAGTTCCAAAGGAAGACCATAAATGTTCAGAGAGATTTAGTCTTACTTTTAGAGAAGTAATCTAATATGATTAAAATTTTTTTATTTTATTATCACAATAAAAATATAGTTTATAATAATATATGGAATTCAAGTTCAATGTAGGAGATAATGTTGTATACAAAAAAGATACTGTGGACGCTAAATTAGCTACTATTTTCAAAAAAAGGTATAATGGCTCATCGGCAAGTTACTTAATTTATAAAATAGAAGACAAGACGGCTATTGATTTAGTTTTAGAAGGTGAATTATCCGAATCAAGTAAGAATAATGTTATAAATCATTTCTGGGATAAATTAGTTTATACTGGTAATAATTTACAAACATCTAACTTTGTAATCAATAATATTTTAAAGAATCTAGGAAATGTTGATAATGTAAGCTGGGGGCCTAACGATGATGGAAGTAAATACATTTTTGAAATTAAAAATGAAAATACCTGGGAAAAAGATAAAACCGAAGCGGAATCTGCATAAGTTGTATAATATTTATTTATGAAGATTTAGATTTATTAAGTTGTTTTTTCTTTTCTTTAGCAACTATATTCCAATCGTATACATAATCAAGATTATATTTTTTATTATTAAAAAGAACAATAAATAAATTCCTAAGTAAATTATAATCAGGTTTCTGCAGAAATCTTAAAACTCTACAATATTTCATATATAAATGGAACTCTCTTGGAACACCCTTACACAACTCGCTTAATGATGTTGAATTTTTAGTATTGAATATATTTTCAGATCTTTTACTTTTTGTAGAACCTCTAAGACCTTGCCATGGCAGTTTTCCTTTTAAAAAAAATATTAGCATATAACCAATTGATTCAAGATCGTCTCTTCTACTTTGTTCAATTCCTTTGTGATTTCTTATAGATGAATATCTAAATGAACCTGTAAAACTTCGGTCTGTTCTATATTCAACATGATTTTGTTCAGTATCTAAATAAGTTTTTGATAGACCAAAATCTATTAAAAAAATTCGACTCTTCTTTTTACCTGTTCCTATAAGAAAATTATCTGGTTTTATATCTCTATGTATATAGCCAAGATTATGAAGTTCTTCAATTCTATTTAAAACTTGAATTCCTATCATTAATACTGTTTTAATACTAAAAGTATTATTAGAAAATTCAAATAGATCTTCGAGAGAGGGTCCAAGATAATCCATAATACAAATATTATTCTGGGGTTTTTCCATGTAGTCATATAATCGAGGAAATCCAAGGGCATTGTTTTTCTGTAAAGCCTTATAAATCTTAACTTCATGAACTAATCTGGAATGCTTATCCTTATTTTCTATTTTTACAGCTACAATATTACCTGATTTATTATGTAAAGCTTTATACACAGTTCCAAAAGCTCCTGTTCCCAGCTTTTTTATAATTTCATATCCATCCAAGTCTATCATGATTTAATTATATATAGTCTATTTTTTAAATAAAAATCTATAACTTATAATATTTAATCTTCATCACTTACTATAGCGCATGGTTCTACAGGAACATTTTCACAATCATTACATTCCTTTGGTTTTTTATCTTCATCGTCACTCTCAATAACACATTCGACAACCTTTTTAACTTTTTCTTTAGGTATTCTTTTCTTTGGTAGTAAATCTGCTACACCATTTTCTCTATGATAAACAACTTTTTTCCAAAATTCATGAAATTTATGAACATTTGTATCCCACCATTCTTGGTCTTTATAAATATCAGTAAGGCAATACTTTGTACATTTCCAATATCCTAATCTTCTTACTTGTTTATTAGAATCAGAATTAATTTCTAGACTCTTTTCCTTAAACCATTCTCGAATTTCATTTGTTTTAAGTAGTTTATCAGCATAGTAATAACCAATATCTCCTTCATCAGAATCAAGTTTGTGATACTCAATAATTACCCCTTTTTCAAGACCTTCATTTGTATACGGAGCATTTGTATCTTCTCCACAATCATTAATATAATCATCATAATTTGTATACTCTTGGATTTTTACTTCAAGAAAATGAACAATATCAAGTTGACAAACTTGCATTTGTTGCTGACATTGAACCCAATAATATGGGGGAGGAATTCCTGTAATATCTCTTTTAACAGGAGCTTTAATTTCCAACATATATCCATCAGGAGTAATTCCATCAGGTGAAGCTGTAACCATTGAAAGTTCTTCTGACTGATGTGGTAAACTACCAAACTCTTTAATTTCAGTATTTTTATCTCTACAATACATATCTTGAATAACTGGTTCATATTTAACTCCATGTTCACAAATAGCCTTCATTCTTGCTTGATCAACTTGAACAACGCCGCATTTTTTTAAGATTAACTTATTAACACTTTCATAGGGATTCAAACCGAAAATAGCCGACGATTCGCTTGCTCCAATACTGTTCTTACGAGCAGCATACCATGCTTCGGTTCTCTGTTCATGTTGGGGAATAGTTCCTATAAACTCAACCATTTCAGGCTTTGGTTCGATATCAAAATTATAAGCATCTCCATACAAATCTTTAAATTGTGTAGCAATTGTTTGTCTAATAAATCTATCAAAAACGTGCTTTTTTTTATCATATCCTAATTGAAGTAACATATTTACCACATATTCAGTTACTTCATCCAAAGTAGATGTATCGCACTCACGATTATAATCAGTTACTAGGTTTTTAATGTCCTCATTAAATTGTTCTATCATTACAGTTTAATAAGCATTAATCTTTATATTAAAAATCAAATTTTACATTAAATGAAAATTTTAATGTTTTAAAACATGATTTTTTATTCATCAGTTAATGTCCTTGCCATGGGGGGATTTTGCTCCATAGACTCTGCATTTAAAATAATTCCTGCTGGCGCGACCCTTTGTCTTGCTGCGGTTTTAATACTTAATACTCTTGCCATGGGAACATCTTCATCTTCATAATCAACAGGAATAGCTATATTAGGCATTGGCCATGGAACAAGTTGATTGTTTATGTTTGATATTAACCTAAAAGCTTTACCTACTCTGTTTCTGAAGTTTTTTTTGTATCTTCTTGTAATTCCAAGTACAATAGTTTTCTCTAATGGATTAGCAAGAACACGTCCATCTCTTATATCATAACTAATTATATCTCTTTTCCTAGATTGATTATAACCAGTTATATTACCATAACCTATTCCTACAACATGAACTCTATATCCTACTAAACTCACATAATTAGAATCTGTTCCTAATCTTAATTTATCTGAAATTTTTACCTGAGTATCTTTTACAAATTTAGATACTGATAGAACACTCTTAATTACTGTACGTATTCTTTTTCTAGCAATTCTCTTTCTTTCTCTTTGAGCTATGGCTTCTCGACGTTCTCTATGCATTCGTTCTCTTTCTCTCTGCATTTGTTCTCTTTCTTGTCTTCTACGCCTATTTATTTCGTTTCTTCGTGTTTCTTCTTCTTCACGTTGTCGTCTATTACGTTCATCTGCTTGACGATTGATTTCTACATCTTCACGCCATTTTCTAAAAAAATCTGTTATACTAGTATCTAAACTTCTACTAAATCCAGATAATACGCATGTTAAAACTACAATAATAGAAAGAATTGCAGCTGATATTATACCTATAGAAGGATTTGTTCTTAAAAACGACATAAGACCTATATATATTGTTCCAAAATTTGATTCTAATCCACTTCTTGCCCCAGAAGCAGCAGCACTCACTCTTTCTCCTAATGTTGGAGGAGGATTACATAAAGTTGGATCATGCATTACTGATTGGACACAAGTTTGACTGTTAGCAAATCTTCCAACAGGAAGTCCAGTATTTCTTTGACACATTCTTCTTTTTTGAACGGGACTTTTTTGCTGGACCTGTTCATGAGTTAGTCCAGGTTCTACACATCCATACCATCCACCTTGTTGTTCTGAGGGCATTATACTAAGTATATCTTCTTGTTGCATTCCCAAGCATTTTAGTATTAAAATTACAAGATTATGATTACTTGGATTTTTTTGGTCTGTATTTAATTCATTATATTGTTCCAATATAGTATTATTATCCATTTTCATTATATTGTAGTGAATTATCG